TACAGCACCTGTTTCATGTAATCTTCTATTATACATATCTCCTATATCTTGAAAATGCATTTCCTCTACTACTTTTTTTACTTGAGGATCTAAACTTTCAAAAGAAGGGTCTTTTAACATTTCATGTTGTTTTTTAGTAGGATCATTACTGTATTTAGTAAACCATTCCCTACCTGCTCTTTTTTGAACAGAGGGATGAGTAGCTCCAAAATAACCACCTAATAAAGTTTCATATATTACTACTGCAGTTGGAGCGTCATAAGAGGCTGTTAAACCTCCTTGAAAACCAGCTCCTGCCATAGCCTTTAATGTACCTTCCATAAGCTTATTTTCAGCAATTTTTTGCATAACAGGGCCATTAGAACCAGTTGCTCTTTTTAAAATGCTTTGGTAGTTACCTATCGTGCCAAACGCTCCACCTGCTACTGCACCATGTACAAAACTATCAAACATAGCATTGGGGCCTTCCCATACTTCACTTATCAGACTAGCAGTACCTAGATGAACTGCTGCTTTGGTAATGTCTCCTGCAACCGTTGTGCCTTTCATAAAACGATCTGCAGTAGCTCCTGCTTTACCTAAACCAGCTATAACGCCTGTACCTACTTCTTTACCAAGTAAATAGTCAGCTCCACGCATAGGTATAGATTTAGCAACATCAGATTGTAAAAATCTACCTGCTGTTTCAAGGCCTTCTGCACCTTTACGTAAAACACCTTTTCCAAGTTGTCTAGCGGCAGTTTTACCTGCTATAGTAAATGGGCCTCCTAAAAGACCAGGGACAAAGCCAATTAAACTACCTACGCTACGAGATATTTGTTGTGCGGAAGTAACAGGGTCTTTAGCCATATCAAAAGGAAGTGGTAAAAAACCTTCTGCAAGTCCACCTAAAAATTGACCTACAACACCTGTTTGTTTTTGTTCTTCAGCGTCCATATTGCGCTGAAAAGGAACCTGTAATTCCTTACTGTATTGTTCTATTAAATCAACAGATTCATCATCAAATGCATAAGGTTGTATATTGTACGCATTTATATATTGCAATAAGTCGTAACGATCCATATATTACTTAGCATTTAATAATGCAATCAATACATCTAGATTTTGAGATGCACTTCTGGATGCTACAAATTCATCACTTTTTACAAATGGATTAAACATTGGATTTTCGGGTGTTCTTTCTCCTGTAAAAATATTGGTATCATAAAAAACATCGCTATCCATAATCTCTTTATACTTTTTAAGTTTATTTAATAGCTCTACTTTATTTTTATACCCTTTCTCTCCTTTTTGTACATGTTGAAGTCTATTAACGTCTAGTCCTATTTGTTTTTGAAATTCTGGATTTCTCCAAGCATCAATAATAGCACCTTCATCTGAAAAAAAAGGATCAGTTCCTTGCTCCATAATATCTTGATCGTATATGCCGTAATCTAATAAAGGAATTTGAGCAGCTTGAGTTTTGATTCTACTTTCTTTTGCTTCATCTCTATCAATCTGAGTAGTCATTTTTTCTAATTTTTCTCTCTCAAGGCCCAATAAACCACTTTTTTGTTCTTCGGCTATTTTAGATTTTCTAATAGCTTCAGCTAACATAGATTCTTGATATTCTTGAGTAGCAACACGTGCTTTATCTGCCCTAGCTGATTCTATTTCTTTTAAAATCATTTCATCTTCCCATCGTTTTCCAGCCATATAATCTTTTCTTGCGGTCATGTCTAATGTTTGTTCACGAAAATCTAAATCAGCTTTTGCTTTTTCTTCTGCTAGTGCTTGTGTTCTTGCAAATTGTCCTTTTTGCAAATCAATTCTCTCTTTATCTACTGCAAGTCTATCTTGTCCTAGCTTAAAAGAAGCGTAAGCCGATATTAAACTTGGCATTACAGATACTAATTGATCAAAAGCGGTTGGTTTGTATTCAGCCATATTTAACTCCTATCCAAATGTTATATAATCTTCATCCTCATACATTCCTTGTAATTGAATGAGGCGATTTATTAAATCATCACTATATTTAGTTTGAGCATCTTCAAATCCATACTCAGAACGTTGCATATCTCTTTGAAAATTAAGCAAACCCCCTGCCATATCTTGAGAATAGGCAGAACGAACTTGACCTATATCTTTAATTATACCTGATTGCTTTGCTCCAAATCCACCACCCATACCACTCATTAAACCTTGCCCTCCTGCAATTTTAGACATTTGGCCAATTCCTTGAGTTCTCATAGCTCCTATATTTTGACTAAGATCATCTCTATAAAAAGCCTGATCATCAAGCATTCTATTGTAAGCTGTTTCAATACCCTGAGTTCCAGGTAAAAACCCTCGTATATCTTCATGAACAGTAACGTTTAAATCATCTAAGTAACTTTGCGTATTAAAAGGATCATATGTCCCCCCTGCTGGTGTTTGATAATCAGTGGTACCCACATTAGATGTCCTACCACTTCCACCACCACCACTAGGATTTCCTTCACCTCCTGTATAACCCTCTGAACCATAATCATAAAAAACTTCTCTCATTTAGTACCTCCTAATGCACTTACTAAATTTAATAAACTTTTCTGATCCCAATTCGCAAGAGATCCTCCAGTTCTTTGAAAACCTAGATTACCAGTAGCGTCTGGTGCAATTTTAAACATCCTTGCAGAACTTGTAGGCATCTGAGAAAGCTGATTGGTAGGTTGTATTCCTAGGTTTGAATATTTATTTGCAAAATCTTGAGTAACATAATTTGGACTACCTGGAGTTGCTTGTGAAATTAAATTTGGATCTGTATTTGCTAAATCTACAGCACGTTGCGCTTCTCCAGATAATGCAGATGCGCCCTTACCAGCTTTATACGCTTTCATACCACTTGCAACAGCTGCTGTAGCACCTGAAATTAAAGCATTTCTTGCTAATGCACTTTGTTCTTGACCAAAGAACTCACTTGCGGTATCATCCCATCTTTTTTGACCATATGGAGTCATTAATCTCATATCTTTTCCAGTTAAAACATTTTTAGCAGAGCCAAGATCCACTTTATTTGGATCTCCTGTAATTGTGCTACTTGCAACAGATTGACCGCCTTTTCCACCAAAATAAGTACCCAGTCCTGCCCCAGCTCCAGTTACAGCTGCAGCGGCTAACCAACCGACAGGGCCACTTAGCCCCAATGCAGCTGTCCCTAAGCCACCAAGTAATCCACCTAATTTTGCCCCACCTGCTCCACCTAGAAATTGACCAAAACTAGACCACCTACCCCTTTTTTCTCTTCTTTTTCCTCTATCAGCTTCAGCAGATTCATATTGTGCTTTATCAGCACTAGCTTGCCTAGCTAAAGCTAATCTGCTTACATCACCTACAGGGCGTTTATAATTATATGTTTTATTAGTTTTAACTTCTGAATTTTTAGTTTTTTGATTTTGTTTTTCTGCCATAATATACTCCTTAAAATTTTACGACCCCGAATCTGATTTTAATATTTGATACCACGATGTATTAAAAAAAAGAAACATTGCTGTATCATCTACCGTGTTTAAAACAATGTCGCTTTCTCCATTAGTATATATATTCCCCTCATCATGTCTAATAGTAACATCTCTAGAATTACTTGTTGTCTTTAAAATTAATAATTGCCCTTCTTGTCCATTTTTAATTTCATCTAAATTATCTGAAGATGCACTACCTTCTGTATCAATTTTGTGAAGAGAATGAGTAATAGTAATCTCACCACTACTAATAATTAACGTTTCACCTTGTTTAAACATTAAATTATTAGAAAATACTCTAGTCCCTGTAATAGAGTTAGACTCAATAGAATTGCTTTTTAATGTTTCATCAACAATTAAATTACCATTAGAAGTCATTGGGGTACTCCATAATTTTCCTTGTTGTTTTCTGTATCGCATTAAAAAACCGTTTTTATGTAAATATAATACTTCCTCTCCTTCACGCATTGAATTTACAGAAGGTTGGGTTTTAACTTGTTGGATAATATTTTGTTTTTTATTTTGTATAAATCTTGATACTCTATCCATTATCCTGCTCTCTTCTTTAAAATTCTATATTCAATACCAATATCGTTAATAAAAACTTTTCTTGAATTAACTCCTGAATCAAATTTAACAGAAGCTTTATTACAAGTTACAGGAGAACTAGGTGTTAATTTTACTGTAACATAATTACTTGAAGATGTACCTATAGTGCCACTTAAAGCATGAGAAGTACCGTCATCTTCTTCTAAAGTAAAATAACCAGTTAATGCTCCATCTGATTTATATGTAACATAAACTGCGTATATTTTTTTAGAAACTGAAGGGTTTCCAAAATCAAAATCTTTTGTTTGAAAATCACACGTATTAGCTACTTCAGTTCTATATAATTGATAAATATCAATAGAAGACCCTGCATCATAAGCAATTAAAACATTATCATCTGTATCTACAGAATTAGAAGCATTATTTGTTGTTAAAAGAAAATTAGTTGTTTGAGTAAAAGTTCCTTTTTTTAAATCAACTGTATAGCCAGCAGAAGCACCATCATAAGATTTAGTTAAATACGCCAATGATGTTTTTTCATCATATAATATAGCAGAAGTTGTCCCTACAAAAGACAACCAAGTATCATGTTTAATTTTATTTTCTTTTAAATTAACAATCTTACTTCCATTGTATAAAAATAAACCTTGTTCATTAAGCCATAATAATCCATATTGAGTACGTTTAACAGCTTCAGGCCAATAAACACCCATATATTGTTTAGTCTCTTCTAAAAACCAACTTGAGTCATCAGGAGAAGCAATATTAATAATATCAACACTACGATTTTTAAATGCTAGCAATCGATCTCCATAAGAATCAATTGCTGTATAAACATCTGCATCGCCCTTTGCAGCTTCTATATAATTGTGATAAGGAAATGTATCATATCGATTCGGCATAGAATACATAATTCTATCTGGAAAAGATTTTAGAATAGCAGAGCTTTTTGAAGCTGCTGTATTTTCATCTTTAATACTTACATTACAAATAAAAGCTCGGTTATTTGCCACTACTACATCTTTCCAACTTTCACCTTGTAAACCTATTGTGTGACTAAAAATACTAGAAGAAAATCCATTTAAAATTTCATAAGTAATTAATCCAAATTCTTTTACTCTAAAATTATTACCTACTGTTCGATCTGGGCATGTATAATAACTACCTTCTAATCGTAAACTTGTTCCACCACTAGAAGTAGTTGCACTTGCTGATAATGTAATTTGAGAACTACTTTGATTTGCGGTTACAATAGTAGTATTATCTGGAATAGCACTACCTGAATCAGTAACCGTTTGACCAGCTACAATATATGTAACATCACTTACTGAAGTTAGTACGGTATTTCCATTGGTAGTTGCAGTAAAAGTGATTTTATCATTATTCCATGCTGTATATTCATCAGATAATTTTATTCTACATCCTTTTGTTAAATCAATATCTACTAGCATAATAAATTCAGAATCCGTGCCTTTTTCTCTGATATAAATTCTACCACCACTAATCCTAGGGTCATATGGCCCTACAGTCGCTATATGCAATGAAAGAGATTTTAAATCATTAGAAGATGATATTGTATGATTATCTGAATATATAGCAGGAAGTGATTCTTGATTATCGTCATAAATAAAAGTTTGTGCTAATTCATATGTAGCAGAAGATATTGTTCCATCTTCATCTGTTTCTGTTGTAAGTGCAATATTAAATCCACTACCAGCTGTTACAGAAGTAGCGGTACTAGACGCTGAATTAGAACTAGACCATGTTGCTAAATTCCCACTAGTACCTGCTGTTTTAGATTGTACAATTCCTGACGTAGGTTTATTTAATGTATTATCTTTTGCATAATAAGATGAATATGAATTTGAATCTGTTGTATTTGTAGTCCCTTCAAAATGCCTTCTTTGGATCCAACCATACCATTGTATTTTTGAATCATTCTTATCTGCTGTATCACAACAACGAATTTCATCTTCTATTTTATAAAATTTTACTTTAGAATTAATACCACTCGCAGAAGATCTAAGTGTAATAGTATTATTATTCCAATTAGTACCTGCTGTATTAATTGAATAAGTATCAATTGCATGATCGGCAGGATTGGCCAATAAAATAACTTTATCACCTAATATAGTTCCTGTTAATGTACCTCCCCAAAAATTAGCAGTTGTAGTTTCAATACTCATGCTTATAGCTCTATCTACAATAATATTATTTCCATTGTGTTGAACAACAAAATAAATACCCTGACCAGAAGGAGACAAAGAATTACTTGTTAATCCTGATTTTTCAATTTTTAACATGCAACCAATAGGAAAAGAACTTGCTAAATTTTGTTGAGTATCACTTTGTCGATATTCGATTTCTTTATATTCAGAACCAGTATTATGTTTATAAACAGCAAATCCTTCCCTATCATCTCCTCCAGATTTATTACCATTAGCTATTGTATAAGCACCGTCAGGACTGCTTTCAGTAACAGTAACTGGATCACGAACATGGTCTGTTTCAAAATATCCAAGGCCATACCCAGCTTCTATTGCTGTTATAGTGCTATTATTATAACTACTTATTTTATTATTAGTAGAGTCTGTATTTAAATAAGCTGGAGTAATAGACCCTTGTGTTTTTACACTTAAATTTTCTAGAACTTGTAGTTCATTATCGTTAATATCAGCAGGATCTTTTAAAGTATTTAAACCACCACTAAAATCTTTTACTTGAAGTATTTGCTTAGGCACGAATTACTTCTCCTGCATAAGTAGTAATACCTTTATTAATATCTAGTACCATTAAGTTGAAATCTCCATTTTTAAAAATATCAACTATACCTACATTATGAGTCCAATTTGTAGGACGTCCCTTTAAATAGTCTTTTGTCATATCTGTTAAACAACCCATTGAATATGCCATGTGTGGGCCTGAGATGTGGGTGATGACAGCTTTTTGGCTGTCATGCGTGTGTCCGTAGATAATATTGCATCCCATTTGTAAGGCGTGAGTTCTTGCATGGGCAATTCCCATGTAGTGTCCTCCGTGATAAGCGTATAATTTGCTTCCGAACACTCTAAAGACATCACCATAGGAGTGCCATTCATAACCACGTTCATCGAATTTGAAAGCTTTTCTAGAGCCGTAGTGTTCAAGATAGGGATTTTCTTCAACGAAGTGGTCGAACCATTTTTCATGATTCCCTTGTGCAAATTGTTTTTTCTTACACCCCACTTCTTCCAAAACTTTATCAATTCTATCCAAACCCAAATTCCCTTGTTTAATTTCTTTCTCAATAAACGGAAGTTGGTACTCAAGGGGTGGACGCTTTTTTTTACGCCATTGCCAATGTGAGACTGACTCTCCATCAATAACATCTCCCAGGAGTAAAAAAGCTGTAGGTTCTACTGCTTTTATTACATTTAAAGCACATTTAAACGCTTTTTCATCGTGATTTGGAAAATGAATATCTGGGAAAACAACTACTCGCTCTTTTATTGTCATGTATCATTCCTTTATCTCAAAATGTACTAAATCATCAAAAGAATTATCCTTAGTTGTGCGTGCTTCTTTTGCTAAAGATGAAGACGACCAGTCCCCTCCCCAACGAACATTAATACCCATTTTACAAGCTATTCCAAGAACAAAGCCCCCAAGATAATGAAAGTCATCACGAGCATTCCAATCAATGGGATAAGGAGCAATATCAACAGCCATTCCAGATACATGCTTACCAAACTTAGTTTTAGACTTACCTTGTTTAACCAGTTCATTTTGCCTCTCCTGACTTCGTTTACCTTCAATAATAGTAATGTCAAAATATTTAACTACTTCTTCTAATAATAAAACTAAGCGAGGATCTACTCCTTCTAATTTACTTCTAGATTTTCTGCTAAATCTTGGCATTATTTTTTCCTTTTTGAATTAACCGTTTTTTTCTTTTTAGAAGGTCTTCCTCTTTTTGTACCATATGTTCCTTTGCCGTATGGCATTATTTACTCCCAAAGATTTTAGAAAAGAATCCTTTCTTAGATTTTTTACCCTTTGAACCACCAATCTTTTTACCTTTTTTCTTTTTCTTTTTTACTTCTTCCATCATAGCATATTGCTCTTGATATTTATTTTCTTCTAGCGGTTGTCCATGCAAAGAAGACGCTATGATTAAGCTTATTATTGAATGTGTCATCTATACCCCCAACTTTTTTTTAATTGCCATTTCAAATAATTCCCAAATAGCTTCAAGTATTTTAGCTTCTGTTTTTTCATTGATCATTGGTACATTTACAGATTTATTAACAGATTCAATTAAATCAGCTTTAACCTCATCGTCTAATAAATATTGAGCTACTACTTTTCCTAACATCTACAACTCCTTTGCGTTTTTTATTTTATAATAAAGATATATTATATTCATAACTGCTATTATAATTCCTAAGAAATAAGGCAACATATCCATAAATACAATAATTTGACTTGTAAAACTTGCTCCAGTAACTTTTAAACTATCCATTATTATCCTCAATTATAAAAACAATTCCTAATAACATAAAAAAAATAATTGAAAACATTATCATTATTAAGCTTCCGCCATTAGTATATAGGGATTCATATTTCTATTTTCCCAAAAAAATAATGTTAATTCTTCTAATTCTTCTAGTGTAAATTGACCTGTAAATAATAAAGTAATCATTTAATGCTTTCCATTTATCCTTGAAAGAGAACCATCTATTCTTGATACTTGATTATCTAAGTCATTGACCTCTTTAGTGAGAGCATCAAACTTCCTATCGAGTTTATCATCTGATTGATTCCATCTATTAATTAATTTTATGATCATTCCTTCCATGTTTTCTAATGTTTCGCTTTGACCTTTATTTTCCACTTTTAAATTTTCTAATGTTTCTTGTTGTTTAGCTGACTTATTTGAGAGAGAAACTACTAGATATACAAACATTGCACCAACTACACCAATCATTCCAGCTTCGCCATACACAGCCATAAAATCCATTATTTCTTTTTCCTTTTCCTCCAAGACAGAGGATTGATGTTAAGCTCTTTTTCGTAAAATTTAAGTTTATTTTCAAGTTCTTCTAATTGTGCAGATTCTTCCAACTGATGCTTACTAACGAGCATGCGTATTTCAGAATGAGCCTCCAATACTTCTTCTTCAAGGTTTGTAATTCGTTCTTGCAAACTGAACCAACCGTATAAGATTGTGCCACCAATAAGCAAAATGTTAACCAAAAACTTGAAGTTAAATGATAACACAAGGTTATCGTCAATAACATTAGTCCTATAAGACCTAGCAGTTTTTGGTTTTTCATTCACTTAATCTCTACAGTTTCGTACTGATTATGATTGTAACACCAATTTTCACCACTATGTATAGCACCATTATAAAAATGTTCTATCCCTTCTTTATCAGTAATAGTACTTAATATTCTTGGTTTATCTTCTTGATTTTCATCAATTGCATAACCCATAACAGACCAACCAGAACAACTAGTTAATAACATCCCCACAAAGACAAACTTTATAGGGATATTATAAGATGTTGATAAAACCCAGTTATTTTTTTTCTTCTTTTTCTTCACTATCTTCCTTTTCTATACTAACTTTTAAAGCATCTAAAAAAGCTTGTTTACCAAATCTGAGTTGTTGAAGATTAAACTCACTTGAACCTATTTTCCTGTCCAAGTCAGCTACATGATTAATCATTACTTTTTGCTTATCAGATAATTCTGATTCTTTGTACTCTTTATCAAAAAGAGTAATTACTTGTTCTTTAGGCATTTCTTTTTCTTTTTTTGCCATCATTGACTCCTATTGTTATTTTACTTTATCAAAATCTTCTATCGCTACTTCAAGTGCTTTAGCTAAATTTGTATTGCGAGTTGCTTCTGTTTCATAGCCAGTCTTAATTGACTCTAATTCTACTTTAATATATTCGGTTTTTTTATCATCCATAGCTTCGCCAGTTTCAGCATCATATTGCTTTTCTTTTAAAACAACTACATCTCCATCTTTTTCAAAAGCAACTAATGATTTTGCTTTTTTATCAGTATATTTATCCCAGTTCATATTATTCTCCGAATTTGTCTTTAGCTTTGGTTAGTAACTGTGCTTTAGTGTGTTCTGCTGTCCATGCAACTGAATTAACAGATAAATACTTTTGCAACTGTGCTTCTGTCCAACTATCACTAGGCTCACCACTAGGATAACCATTTTGTGATACAAAGTATGCTTCTTTACAATCTGCATCAAATAAAGCATCTGCAATCTTTTTTACCTTAGCATCTTCATTAGTCCAGTTTGAATTTGGATGCACTACATGGCGATGATAACTGGTAGCACCAATCTGTTTACCATCATCCATTACCTTAGTTGCTGTTCTTACTTGAATTGAGTAGTCTCCTACTAACTCAACTTTATCTACTTCTACTATTTTTTCAAGAGCCACTTCTGACCTCCTTTGTTTTTAATTCCACTTAATTATCTAATTAAGATGTAAAATATGTTAATGAAAATCCACCATGACTACTACCGCCTACTGCATCTATTGTAACAGTAAAGTAATTAGCACTATCTGGCTGATTTATTAAAGTCACAACAGTAGAGTCTTTAGCAATTCTTGTTACATTTGGCGTTGCATCAAAATGTAATGTATAAGAATGAAATGTACTTCCTATAGCATATTCTGATTTTTTAGCAGTAAAAGGCAATCCTTCTATTGTTGTATTAGAGGACAGAGAACCAGATGTAGTAACACCCGCAAAAGACCAATTAACAGTAACCTTATTTCCTATTTTTATATAATGAGGGTCTCCAATATCACTAAATCCTATTGTACCACTTCCAGATTTTAATACTGGTGTCCAAGTACCTTCTTCATATTCTGTACCACTATCATAAGGTGTATTTTCTAAAGTTGCACCAGTAACGGTTCCATGTAAAACTAAACTCAAATTGCCAGAATTATCCCCCCATTTTGAAGCACCCATTGAAGAACTATTATATTCAGCTATTGCACCAGCTCTTGTTATAGTAAGTCCAGATATAACTACAGAATCATTAGTTGTACCTGCATTTTGAAATTGAATTATACAATTTCCAGTCGCAGTAGATGTAAATACAAAAGAATTAAAACCAGCTACAGTTTGATATTCAACACTTCCGACTGTTACATGAGCACCTCCAGCACCAGAAAGTATAACTACTGTTGGATAAGTTCCACTAGTTATTGCAGCATTATAACTTAAAGCATAACTTTGACCAGCTACTAATGCAATTTCATCTGCACTTTGAACATACCCATTGCCACTTGAATTTGTTGCAGTAAAACCAGCTGCAGATGCTCCAGAAAATGCTTCCATTGTACTACTAGCATTAATAAAGGCACTTGAAATTAAATTAGTAACATTTGATTTTTTATACCCAAATGGAATACTTGCACCAGAATAATCATCTTTAACATCCGTTGGTGATAAAGCGTGACTCCAGACTTTAGCATTATAAACTGAGAAACCACCATAAGATGGGGATACTACTCTATCTATTCCAATAAGAGTGGTATCTGTATTTGTATTCATAGTAACTGAGGTTTCACTAGTCCCACTATAAATAGAATTTCCATTTAAATACACATCTATTGAAGTTGCTGAATTAAAAACTGCTACTACATGATTAATTGTGTTAACTGTAACTGAAGTTCCAGTAGAAGTTGTAACCTCTGTAGTGTTTCTTCTTATAACTTTTACTTCTAAATTTGCTAAAGCAAGTGTATAGTAAACAGTACTGTCACTTGCGTCATTTAAACTTATAATAGGGTCATAAGCATCAGAATTATCTGCTCTAAATAATGCTGATAAAGAAAAAGGATAAGCTGTTGCAGCATTATTAGCTTGTATTTTATCATCTACACCATCAAGCCTATAATAAGGAGCACTCATAGTATTAGCTACATGATTTGGTACATTTTGAGAATGGATATAAGCTTTTGAATCTTGAGACATATTCACACTTGTTACATCTGCATTACCTAATGTTACTGAGTTATCTGCTACTCCAGTTGCATTATATCCTATAACTGATTGATTAGAACCATTTGCATCAGAAGGGTCTGTTGTTGAACCAATCAGAGTATTATATCTTCCAGCTGCATCACCACCAGCATTAGTGCCGATTACATCTCCTGATAAATATCCAACTGCTGTATTATGTGTAGCATTTAATGCACCACTATTTCTTCTATATTGAGCAGTCAAAGCATTATAACCGATTGCAACATTATAAGCATCTTCTGTACAAGCACTAAGAGCATTATGACCGATTACTACATTTTGAGTAGTACCACCATAGCCTCTTAAATTATCAAGAGCATTATTTCCAATTACAATATTGTCATCAGCAGTATCAGCTAATAATAAAGCGTTTTCTCCAATAACAATGTTATTATTTCCACCACTTGCTAATGCGTTACCTGCCAATTTTCCAAAAATTGTATTGTTTGAACCTAAATCATTATTACTTAATGAAATGCGAGAGTTGGAGTCTAAAACAATACCAGCAGTTGAGTTATAAGAACCTCCAATATAAACAGAGCCTTCTCCAGATAAACCATTAATTAATAATGGTAAAGTGCCTGTGC